CGCAGAACCTCACCCGCCTGCACTCCATTGGCCGCTCGCGGGCCTGAATCCTCGCGGTCACGGCGACGCGTGAAGAAAAAACCGCGCCAACGGGGACCGAACCGTGAGGGTGTGAGAAATACGGGATAGAACCGACCGGCGCTTTGCGCATTGGCTTTGACATTGCCGACAGCGGCGAAGACAAATGCGCCCAGGTCATGGCGCGGGGTTCATTGGCGTTTTGGCTGGAAGAATGGAGCGCCAGAGAAGACGAACTACTCAAGTCATGCACCCGCGTATGGACAAAAGCGCGGGAATGCGGCGCGTTTATTACCTATGACAGCATAGGCGTTGGCGCTTCCGCCGGGGCGAAGTTCAATGAACTGAACGCCGGGGTTCCGGTTGTACATGAGCGCGTAAGGCACGCCAAGTTCAACGCCGGCAACGCGGTATTTAGGCCGGAGACGTTTTACAGCCCGAAGGTGAAAAACAAAGACATGTTCGTCAACCTGAAGGCGCAGGCATGGTGGTTAGTGGCAGACCGTTTGAAGAATACGTACCTGGCCATCAAGGAAGGCAAAGACTTTAAGCAGGATGAAATGCTTTTTGTTGACGGCTCAATCCCCAATCTGGACAGGTTGATTGATGAGCTTGTTACGCCGCAACGGGATTTTGATAACACAGGCAAGGTGAAGGTCGAGAGCAAGAAAGACCTGGCCAAGCGGGATATTCCATCCCCCAATATGGCCGATGCTTTTGTTATGGCTTACGCGCCCGGACAATTGCCAATGGTCATCAACCCAGAACTGATTAAACAAGCATGAGCCTATTTGACTTTTTCAAGCGGAGCGAACAACCTCCGCAAAGCGCGGCTGCGCCTGCAAAAAGCAAAATGGCGATTCATGCAGCGGTACAGGCGATGGCGAACATGCCCAAAGTAGGGCAAACATTAGCCCGTCATGAGCCGCCGCCGGGTGTTATCCCTATTGGTGCGCAAGACGCCGTAGCGGCAATGGACGCGACGCCCTATGACTACGTCAACGCCGTGCATAACAACGGCGCGTACTTTGTCGGCTACCCCATTCTTGCCGGGCTGGCGCAACGGCCGGAGCACCGCAAAATCGTCGGCACACTGGCCGAAGAGCACACGCGCAAATGGATTTCGCTGAAATACTCCGGCGAAACAGACGCAACCGAGCGTCTGGAACAACTCGAAGCGGCCATGAAGCGCTTTCGTTTGCGCGAAGTGTTCAAAGACGCGTTGGAGCATGACGGCTTTTACGGACGCGGGCAAATCTACATCGACGTTAAAACCCCATCGGGCGAACGGGCGAGCGACAACGACGAAGAGCTAGGCAAGCTGCTGGTCATAGACAAAGCCAAGATTGCCCAAGGCGGCCTGTTGGCCTTCCGCACCGTAGAACCAGTGTGGACATATCCGGGGCAGTACCAATCGACCAACCCGTTGGCCGCCAATTACTACAAACCAGAAAGCTGGTACGTGATGGGTAAAAAGGTGCACGTATCGCGCCTGCTGACCATCATCAGCCGCCCCGTGCCCGACATGCTCAAGCCCGCCTATAACTTCGGCGGCCTGCCGCTTACGCAATTACTCGACCCTTATGTGAACAACTGGCTGCGCACCCGGGACAGCATCTCCGACCTGATTCACAGCTTCAGCACCAGTATCCTTAAAACCAACATGGGCACCGTGCTCAGCGGAGAGCCGGATATCAGCATCTACGCCCGCGCCGACCTGTTCAACAAAACCCGCGATAACCGGGGGCTGATGATCTTGGATAACGAAAGCGAAGACCTTGCGCAGGTCAATACGCCGCTATCCACGTTAGATGCCCTGCAAGCCCAGTCGCAAGAGCACATGGCCAGCATCAGCAGCATACCGTTAGTCAAGCTGCTGGGCACGCAGCCTGCGGGGTTAAACGCCAGCAGTGACGGCGAAATACGCGTCTTCTACGACGCCATCGCTGCCAGCCAGCAAGATAACCTGCGCCCGCTCATCAAGAAGGCGCTGGACATCATCCAGCTGTCGGAATTTGGTGAGATCGACGCTGGCATCGACTTCGACTTCCTGCCGTTGTACCAGATGGATGAAACGCAGCAGGCCACGATCCGCAAAACGGAAGCTGACACCGACGCTGTGTATATACAGGCGGGGGTGCTTGACCCATCGGAAGTGCGCCAGCGTTTGGCGAATAACCCCGACAGCCCCTACGATGGACTGGACCCGGACGACATGCCCGAAGCGCCAGATATGGGCATGATGCCGGGCGAAGGGCAGAAAGCGGACGAAGAGGGCGAAGAAAAAGGTGTAAATCCCTTTGCTTCTGATTCCGGCGAATGGGACGAAGGCAAGCACCCAAGAGCCGAGAATGGTCAGTTTGGCAGTGGGGCTGGAGGCAAACCGGAGGAAAAATCTATTCCAGCGGATATTACGGAGTTTCTAGGTACTGAATATCACGCCAAAGGTCAAGCAGCAGTTGCCAAATTGCTAAAAGAGAAAAACGGCCATATCAAAGGCGCTTTTAGCCGTGATGGTCTGGGTGATGTTGACTTGGTTTGGGGGAATGAAAGAGCGGGGCTGAAACACATCATTCTGCAACGTGAAAAACAGGGTATTGATACAAACAAATTCCTGTCCAACCTGGATGAAGTAATTACCAAAGGGCGCATTGAAAAGAGCGAACGCACGGGGAACTTTGAAATTCTTCATGAAGGCAAGCTGGCCGTCATTTCGCCCGAGTTCAAAGGCAACAAACTGATGTTTGTGTTAACCGCATTCAAGACGCGCAAAAAATAACCCCCTGCCAAAACAGGGGGTTTGTTGTCTGGGTGGTCGCAATTCCCCACCATTTATCTCTTGACAGTCACTGCCCGAGATTACGCAGCTAATGCGAATATTTCTGCTGTCAGACAACCTAATTATAAGCCTGTAACCCAACAATGGAAAGACAAATAGAAAGAAATTGGCTGTTAAGTCCATGTGGATCAAGAAAAGAAAAAGCCGTTAATTTCAACTAGTGCCTAGTCACGATTGGAATCGCACTTTGGCCAACGTCCGAAACGCCCTAGTCCCCACAATTAACGGCTTGATTAGATTATAGGCTATCTGTCTCATGAAGCCAAGAAAACCTAAAACCCTGCGTCCTACTCTTCCCAACGCAGGCACGGCGGCATGGTACCGGCGCAAGCTGGAGGCGGAAATTAAAGCCATGCACCAAAGTCTTGTCTGGTGGATAAGCGCCCAATACAAGGCCGGCGGCTTTGCCATGGATGCCGACAATGCCGAAGAAGCCGACGCCGAGCGCCTGCAACAGGAAATGGAGCGCCTGCGCGCGCAATGGGAGCAGCACTTTGACGATCTGGGCGAGCGCCTGGCCAATATGTTTGCCAAAAAAGTCATGGGCTACACCGACTACAACGCCAAAACCGCCTTTCAGGTGCTTGGATTGACGGTCGGCATGACGATGACGGCCGCTATGCAGCAGGCGTATCAGGGCGTAATCGGTGAACAGGTGGGGCTGATCCGCAGCATTGCCAGGCAGCACTTGGATAACGTGCAGCGGCTGGTGATGGAATCCGTCTCGCGCGGGCGCGATTTGTACTATCTATCAAAAGAACTGCGCGAGCGCTGTGGCATTACCAAGCGCCGCGCGGCCTTGATTGCACGAGACCAGAACAACAAAGCCACAGCCACGCTACAAGCGGCGCGGCAGCTGGAGATGGGCATCACGCACGGCATATGGCGGCACAGTCATGCGGGCAAAGAACCCCGTCCTTCACATGTAAAGGCGGACGGCGAAAAGTTCGACTTGCGCAAGGGCATGTATCTGGATGGCAAGTGGACACACCCCGGATGCGAGATCAACTGCCGGTGCTGGTATTCGCCAGTGTTGCCCGCCTATTTGCAAGACGATTAACCACCCCGCCAAACGGCGGGTTTTTTATTGCTAAGACCATGACGAGATTAGCTTTTGATCGTGCCAGCGTGCGCAGCATGGATGCGGACGGCCGTATGCACATTGCCGTATCCAACATCAGTAAAGCCAACGTGTGCGGCTATCTGGGGCGCGAAATCCCCGACGCTCAAAAGCTGGGGTTGGAGCCTAACCGTACATACCAGCTATTACGCGACCCGGAAGAACTTAAGAAGGCCGCTGCAACGTTTAACAACGTGCCGCTGTTGGATGAACACGTCCCCGTCTCCGCCGATGCACCGCATAAAAGCAAGGTAGTCGGTAGCACGGGCACGGATGCGGAGTTTGACGGCGAATACCTCAAAAACAGCCTTGTTGTGTGGGATTCCGGCGCAATTGCCGGAATCAACACCGGTGAGCAGAAAGAACTATCGGCGGCGTATCGATACGTTGCCGATATGACCCCCGGCGTTTATCGGGGTGTGCCCTATGACGGCGTGATGCGCCAGATTGTGGGCAATCACGTTGCGCTTGTACAAGTCGGGCGCGCAGGAGCTGACGTTGTTGTCGGCGATTCACTACCTAAGGAGTTAACTATGCAGATCAAGAAGGGAATGACAGGCATTGTGAACGCGGCAATGTGCGCTCATCTACTGCCCAAACTGGCGCTTGATGCAGCGCCCATTCCGCGCATCAAAGTGCTTGTCGCCAACGCCAAAACGGTGGAGCAACTGGCGCAAGACACGGCTGAAGAATTCGATGATGTCAATCTCGATTCCGGCGATTTGGTGAAACTGCTTCGCATGGCGCTTGCCGCTGCTGAAAGCAACCAGCCCGCCGAAGATGAAGAGGCGCCGGAAGACGAAGAGCAAGACGACTTGCCGCCGGTTGATAAAGACGAACCGCCCGCTGAGGATGAAGACGACGACCAGGAGGCGAAAAAGAAAGCGGAAGCCGCACAAAACGGCGAAGCTGAAAAAACCGCTATGGATGCCGCGCTGATCGCCGCGCAAGCAGAGAAGCGCGCAATGGCGAAATTCAACGCCATCCGCAAAGCCGAACGTGCCGTAGCCCCGTTGGTGGGTGAAGTGGCAGCGATGGATTCTGCCGAAGCCGTCTATCGCTTCGCGATGGACTCCGTGGGTATCAATTACAAGGGCGTACACCCCAGCGCCTACCCCGCATTGATTGAGATGCACCAGAAAATGCGGGAAACGGCACAACCTGTGCGCGTTGCGATGGATGCCGCCGCAACCAACGAACTAGCCAAACTGATGCCGAACGCTTTCGGCGTGAAGAAATAAGGAGGAAATGAAATGGCAGGATTCCAGAAAGCCGTAACCGAGCGCCCCGCTTATGCGGTAGAGGGCGATTTTGCGAGCGATAACCCGCATGCTACTGTTTTGAATTCGCCCGAAGCCGGCCTGGTTGCTGGCACTGATGGCGTTGTAATTGGCCGTTTTGGCTGGGTGAAGCAGGCCGACCAGACTGTCAGCAACAAGGGCACCGTAGCGCCTGATGGGTTTATCAGCCGTCATTACAACGCGCTGATTAACACGCTGACGGACGAGGCGTCGATGACGATCCCCACAGGCCGCCCGGTTGCGCTGCATACCAAAGGCGATTTCTGGGTGAAAACCAAAACCGCCGCGACTGTTGGGCAAAAGGTTTTTGCATCACAGACAACCGGCGAAATTTCTACCGGCGCAGCGGGCGCAACCGTAGCAGGACATGTAGAAACCGCGTTCTACGTAGCTTCTGCGGCCTCTGCTGACGAGCTGATCAAAATCACATCTTGGAAATAAGGGAGGAGTAACACATGCCTACCACTAAACAACTTATCGCCGCGCTTGAACGCAAGGGCGTCGTGTTCGCGCAGGATATTCGGGGCACGTACAACGCCGATACCTTCGCGATGGACGCGCAGCCCACACTATTCACTACTAACAATGCGGGCATTCCTGCATGGATGGTGAATTTCATCAACCCGGGCGTAATCGATGTGATTTTCACGCCGATGAAGGCGGCCGAAATCGCGCCGGAACGCAAAATGGGCGATTGGACGACGGCATCTACGCAGTTCCAGATTGCGGAGCCGACGGGTAATGTTTCTGGCTACGATGATTACAGCAATGACGGCTCTGCTGGCGCAAATATCAACTGGCCGCTGCGGGAAAGCTATCATTACCAGACGTTCCTGCGCTGGGGCGAAAAGGAGGTGGCCATTGCCCAGCAAGGCAACATCAATCAGGTCGAGCGCGTCGAAAAAGCCGCACTGCTGACCATGAACAAGTTCCAGAACAAATCGTACTTCTTCGGTATTGCCGGTTTGAAGAACTACGGCCTACTCAACGACCCCGCACTGTCTGCGGCTATTACGCCCGCAAACATCGGCGGCGCCATCAAATGGTCGGCCAAAACACCCGAGGCGATTGCCAATGACGTTACGTTGCTGTTCACGCAGCTTGTCAAGCAGACTCAAGGGCAGGTGGATATGGATACGCCCATGAAGCTGTGCATGTCCCCTGTGGCGCAAACCGCGTTTGCCAATACGAACCAGTACGGCTTGAGCGCCCGCGCCAAGGTGAAGGAAAACTATCCCAATATGGCGTTCGTCACCGCGCCGGAATACGCAACGGCAGGCGGCGAATTGGTGCAGCTGATTGCCAATGATGTACAGGGCCAACCGGTTGTTGAAACTGCGTTTACCGAAAAAATGCGCGTACACAACACAGTGGTGGAAACCTCTAGCTACAAGCAGAAGCGTTCTGCCGGTACATGGGGGGCAATCATCATGATGCCCGTTGGTATTGCGCAAATGCTGGGCGTGTAAACACAATTCAACAAACTAACGGGGGGGCGCCCCCGGCCCCCCCTTTTTTTTTGTTTTTTTTTAAACCACCAACAAAGACACGGGTGCAAGCTGGCAACCGGACTCATCATCGGCATTGGCGGCAAACAGGTAACGCTGAACGGAGCCAATTCCAGCCGCATCATTGGTGGTTACGGCCTGACCCGTGTAGATAAAGAACTGGCTGATGCGTGGTTTGAAGCGTACAAGGATTTTGACCCTGTAATAGCCGGGCTGATTTTTGTGCAGGATAAAGAGGCCAACGCCAAGGCGCAAGCCAAAGAGCAAACTGATGTGAAGACCGGCACGGAAAATCTGGACCCGAAGAAGCCTGCGCCCGGTATTGAGGCCAAGAAAGACGACTAAGCCATGCCGTCAGTGGTCTTTGATGTTCCCAAGTTCAGGACGCGCTATCCGGAGTTTGAAAACGTCGCCGACGCGCAATTGCAGGCGACGTTTGACGATGCGGCGGCGCTGTACCTGAACAACACGGAAACAAGCTTCGTAACAAACCTTGCGGCGCGTGAATCGCTGTTCATGATGCTGGTGGCGCATATGGCGCAACTGGGATTTGGCAGTAAAACCGCACCCGCTTCGCCGTTAGCTGGCAGGGTAACAAGCGTATCCGAGGGCAGCGTGAGCATTAGCGGCGACGCCCCTGCATTGCCAGGCACCGCCGTATGGTTTGGACTGACAAAGTATGGCATTGCCTACTGGCAGGCCACAGCGCCGTGGCGCACGATGCAATACCGCGCCGGCCGCAGCTGGCCGCAAGAACG